CACCCATTGCCTATTATCAATTATACAATACTATTCTTGAAAAGTAAAGTTATTTGTTATAATCTTCTTTAAGTAACTTCAGGTGGCTGGCGTTGATTCTAGTGCCGATGAATTCATTATAGTAGTCATCGCGCAGCAGAACATCGCGAGAAAACTGCTCTTGCGCCTCAAAATAGGTGCACTCACCCTTAGTTCTAGCAAGATGAAGTATCTCCCGAGTGAACTTGTTGCCCTGTTCTACCAAATCCTTAACTGCAGCACTCGATCCGTAGTATTTCTTCCAGTCCGACTGCACTTTAGTCTTCACTTTACGTTTGCGAGTCTTTGTCACAGGCAATGTCTTCGGTTTCCAGAAGAATTTCTTGCCTATGTAAGATTTGCCAGTGGCGTCAGTCAGCTTATAGCAAAAACCGACCCATTTTTCTAGGTCGGCCTCTGCAGGAAGAAATGGTTCCCCTTGGTATGTCCATGGGTTGTCATAATCAGTCGACATCAAAATCTAATTCGTCAAGTTCATTCAACAACTGGTCCATTTCATCCATCTCATCTTCTTCATCAATCGCAATATCCACCCCATTACCACAAAACGGGCAGAAGATTGGTCTATCTATCAGCAGTTCTTCGTCAACCAGATGGATGATTGTGTATTCTGTGTCACAATCATCACAAATGATGTCATATGTCATTTCTTGCATAAGTGCATCTCCCTAAGCGTATGCGTCGTCCCAACCACCAGTTAATCCGGCAACTTCATACTCTGTAACACGATTCTCGAAGAAGTTAGTATGGTCGGCACCGTTTAAAACCCATTCCAACCAAGGCAGTGGATTTTCCTTTACCTTGAAGTTGGTTCGTAGACCCAATTGAAGCAAGCGTCTGTCAGTTATATAGCGAATGTACTGCTTCACTTCTGAGGCGAGGAGGCCTTCAACGTCTCCCATCTTATAAGCGAGGTCAATAAACTTATCTTCCAACTTAACAGCGTGGCGAGCTAGTTCATATATATCTTTCTTAAAATCTTCATCGACGATACGCGGATGCTCAGCACAAAACGCCTTAAATAGTTTTGAGTTGCCTTCGACGTGAATAGACTCGTCCCTGATACTCCACTCCACAACCTTGCCCATACCCTTCATCTTGCCGAAACGCTGGAAGTTTAAAAGCATAACGAAAGAAGCGAACAACGCCACGCCCTCGTTCATGACCGACTTTGCCAATGACAACCCAATACCGCGCATGGTGCTTGTGTCAGATTGCATCATGTAGTCAATCTTATCAGCCATCTCAGTGTATTCAAGGAACGCATGATACTCACTGTCAGGCAAACCAAGGGTCTCATTCAGCAGCGCATATGCTCTTTGGTGGATGCCTTCGCGAGCAGCGAATGAACCCAGCATGTTGCGTACTTCATTGTTCTTGAACTTGGGTACGAACTGGTCATAGTAGTTTTGCCCGACAGCAACGTCGCTCTGCGTAAACAGACGGAGGACATTAGTGATGTAGTCCTTTTCCACTTGTGACATCTTGCCGCCCTTCCAATCAGTCAAATCTTCAGACAAATCAATCTCGTCTTCGATCCAATGCGCCTTCTCGTGACGTGTAGTGATGTCTACAGCCCAAGGATAGTGGAATGGCTTATAGGTTTCTGAGAACTCGAGTAACCCACCACTCTTTTTGACGAGAGTGTCGGTAATTTTCATCAAGTCGTCATATGTGCCAATATGCTTATCGTCAATATAGATCTGTGGTACCGAACGCGCTCCAGGGACTTTCTGATAAAACGCCAGCCTCTGCTCTTCGTCATCTAACATAATTTCTGTATATGGGTAGCCATGCGACTTGAACCAAAACTTTGCCTTTTCGCAAAAAGGGCAGTTTGATTTACTGTATATCAAAACATCCATCTATATCGTTTCCTATGATTGTATTTGTAGCACTTTGGCCACTTTGATTTCTAATTCTTCATCGCTGTCGTTTGGGAACAACTCACGCAAACGAGTCTGAGTGTCATTGTATTTGAGAATATCTCTATACGCTTGTTCTTGTTGGCTGATGGTCAAAGTTGTCATCCTTCAGCCTTCGCACGCCCGACACGAATTTTGGTCATCATCGCCATCATCGCCAACAGCACCTTGTACAGCAACATCACTAAATTCAGCCAGCCTATCGCGAGCAACCTTTGATCCGACATTTTCTGCTTTATTAGAGGTTTCGGTTCTTAAATAGTACAACCCCTTCGTACCATAAGCCCAAGCATTGAAGTGCACTTTGTGTAGGTATGATTTGGTCGCCCCTGATGGGAAGAATATATTCAACGACTGACCTTGACATAAGAACTCTTGTCGCTCACCAGCTTGCTTGACGATCACATCTTGATCAAGCTCAATAGCAGTTTTGAACACCGCCTTGGTGTGGTCGGATAAGAACTCAAGGTGTTGAACGGATCCGCCGCCGGTAATGATTGAAGACCAAACATCTGTGGTATTCTTACCTGCAAGTTCCAACTCTTCTTCAAGATATTTATTTTTAGTGAGGTGTGATCCAGCACGCGTCCTAGATGTGAATGCATTCGCTTTCCAAGGCTCGATTGACGGTGATGTCCCTCCAATCAGAGAGCTATTGGCATTCGGAGCAATGGCCAATAAGTGGGCATTACGCCTCCCTGAACCGGCCAAATCGGGAGCCTCGCCTCGTTCAGCGCCGAGCTTTAGGGTTTCTCGGTCTGCATCTTCTCTAATTTTTCTGAAGATGTCGATGTTGACTTTTCGGGCTTCTTCTGACTCAAAAGCGATCCGATGCTTCTGCAAATACGCATGATAACCCATTGCTCCGAGGCCAAGACTACGCTCACGCATAGCGGAATATCTGGCACGGGATATTTCGTCACCGGCTTTGTCGACAAAGAACTGCAGGACGTTATCAAGAAACCTGATAAGATCAGGAACAACAGTACTGTTTTTCCACTCATCATACTTCTCCAGGTTCAGCGACGATAGGCAACAGACCGCACTACGCTCTTCGTTAGTGGCCAAGTGAATCTCATTACAAAGGTTTGATCCATGAATTTTAAGACCAAGGTCTTTTTGTTCTTGAGGCAACGCGCGATTTGCTGTGTCAATGAAGTTTAAGTATGGTTCGCCAGTACGGTAGCGTGTTTCTAAAAGAAGCTCCCATAATTTACGAGCACGCATAGTATCCCTGACATCATCATTATTAGGGTCTTTCAGATCCCAACTACCATTGTCGCGGACAGCTTCCATAAACTCGTCTGTGAGGTTTACAGCGTGATGAAGGTTTAAACACTTTCGGTTGACGTCGCCAGTAGGAATGCGCATATTAACGAATTCAACGATATCGGGGTGTGAAATATCCATATATGCGGCATAAGATCCTTTGCGGGTCTTGCCTTGACGATATGCAGTCATATCGCTGTCTACAGTACTCAGGAAAGGCATAGGACCAGGAGCAACATCTGACACAGAACGGATATCTGACCAGTGGCCGCCAACCCCACCGCCCTTAACTGACAACCAGCGCAGCTCGGCAGTATGGTCGATCAACCCTTCAAGGCTGTCTGGGACATACGTCAAGAAACATGAGATGGGGAGAGCTTTAATCTTTTCCCCTTCGAGAGGGGCATTAGAAAGTATAGGTGAAGAGAACATGAACCAGCCCTTCGAGACTGCATCATATATCCTTTGGGCCAATTTCATATCCCCTGCGCAATATGCTACTGCGGCTCGGGCAAATGCTTCTTGGGGAGAGGTTTCTTCACTTCTGCAGTAATAATCTTTGAGTAATTTGACAGCTTGCTCAGTCATCTCATTATCGCGGTTATAATCTATTCGCACACCTAAGTGTTTGCTCGAAAATCCGAACATAATTTCGCCTTATTATATTTCTTATTTGAATTTGCTATACAGTATTATATAGCACTATTTATTTACAGCTTATTCCATTCACTCAATTTAGCTATGGCTAACAAACCTTTGAACGTGTTACTACTTATAAGTGCTTGAATTTCTTCCACGTCCCTGCCAGACAAAACCATATCATTTATGTCCTTTTCTTTAACACTTACAGGGAAAATAGCAACTGAGTGGTTCTGGTCTATACTCTTTTTGACGCGGTTGACAATCTCGCGGCTGCGTGGCTCATTATCGTACACAAATACGAAATCCGCCGTTATATTATCAAGACCACTCACATCAGCGCCAGCCATAGCTATGGCGTTATCTATGAACATGCTGTCAATCGGACCTTCGACCACATATACAGTCTTGGTGTAGTCAACAGCGTCAAGCCCGTATATCTTCGGCGCTTCAGGGTCGAGCATAATTGTTATATACTTTAGGTCTGATTTGCCTAATGCCCTACCTTGAAACCCTATCAAATTGTCATTCTTATCAATGAATGGGATGATTATACGAGGCTCGTCAAATTTAATGTTAGGGAACTTTCCTGGTTCACACGCATTTACAAACTCAAAGAATTTAGGCGCATAGAACAATTTCCAGTGATACTTAGAGGGAATGGCACGAGATACTATATAGGTCTTGGCTTTATGCCCGACAGGAAGCTGGGATATCTTCTTCAATTTACCAAGGGGTGTTTTGAGATAATTGGCTTTCTTCTTGAATCGAAACTCTGTCTTCGTCTTACCTTCAGTGGGTTCTTTCGGCATGCGATCGCGGTCAGTATCCTGAAACTTTTCCATCAGGTATTCTTTATGCATCGAAGGATTTATGAATTTGATCAGATTGTGTAGAGCCGCGCCAACACCGCAATTGTGGCATTTGAATATCATTGAGTTTTCTTTTACGAAAACATATCCACGAGCTTTGTTGAGATTTGTTTGGGAGTCTAGGCAGTAGGGACAACGGAAGTTGTATAGGGTATCATTCTTTCTCTTGAACTGCCCTAACTGTGGAGAAAGCATGTTCAGGTATTTGGACTCTAGAAATATACTCATTAATATAGTAGCTCATCAATTATTTACTCAATACGTCCATTATACCTTAAACTGCAACAATAGTAAAGACATTTTTATTCAATTCCGATGAATTTGCCGATCACTGGTGCTAAAAATAACAAAACAACGATGCCGCCTGCAGCTTGCCACTTCCATTGCTCAAGCTGCGACACTCGCTCAGACATCTCATTTGCATGTATTTTCTGGTCGACCTTCAACTCTTTGATCTCTTTCATTATCTCTTTATGTGACTGACCGAGTTCTTTATTAAGCTCGTCTCTCAATGAACCGATCCTTTTATGTAAAATATCTTGCTGATTTTGCGCTTCCAATCGGCGTTCTTCCAGTAGTGTAAACAAATCCATCGGAGTCACTTCCCTATCGACCGCACTAGACGCGAGGCTCGGTTGTATATGGTCAATTTTAGCATTTTTATTTTTAATCATAATGGTTATGAGTTATCTGATATATTTTAGGTTTCAATTTATTTATAAGACTAGAGTTTCTTGCTGTGAACGATAGACTCTATTTCCTGAATTCTTTTGGCCAAATTAGGATATTCTTTCAACCAAGCCTCTTCCCTCGTTGCAATAGTAATGTCATACTTCTCACTGACATATTCCATATATCGATTCAATTTTGATTGGAACCAAACACCAACTTTAGTGTTCTTGAACCAATTGTAGAATGAGCTGCCGATTACAGATCCTAAAATAGACTTAACAATAAACCAATACATTATGATTCC